CAGAAGGTTTTGTCGCTAAAGGCGTAAGTACGCTATACGATGATGAGGGGAATGTTAAGGTTCAATGGGTAAAAAGCAATATACAACAACAAGACCAGTTAGAGCAGATCAAAAACGCCCTCGATGAATTTCTGGAACATCAAAAGAATAAATCCCCTTTTATCGCTAAACCTAAAAAGAAAGTGAAGTCCAATGAATTGGCAGTCGTCAATATTGGTGATGCTCACTTCGGCATGTACGCTCATGAGGATATTAGCGGAGAAAACTACAATTTAGACATTGCAGCAAAGAGACATAAAGACGTTTTTATGCGCTTGATGAATAATGCGCCTGAATGCGAGACAATCGTCATCAATCAATTAGGTGATTTCTTTCACAGTGACAATTACGAATCGACCACCACTAAGGGTACTAGGGTTGATACTGATGGCAGATTAGAGCAAGTTTTCCTTGTTGGGCTGGAAGTATTGTCTTTTATAACCGAGGAAGCGCTTAAAAGGTACAAAAACGTCATTGTAAGGCACGTTAAAGGGAATCATGACTCAGTGCTTAGCATGGCGATAAAAGCTCACCAGGAGGCGTACTGGCGCAATAACAAGCGAGTGACTATTGAGATGACGCCTTCGCCTACATGGGTTTATCAACATGGCAATACAGCGTTTTTAGTATCTCATGGTCATGCGCCCAAACCCAATAAACTGGCTGAATACTTCGCTGCTAAATATCCTGAGATTTGGGGCAATACTAAGCATCGTTATTGCTATCATGGTCACATTCATTCAAAGAATGCCACTATAGAGACTTACGGCGGTTGCATTACTGAAAGCTTCGCCGGGTTGCCTAGTGCTGATGCCTGGCACAATGAAACGGGCTATGTTAGCGGGCAATCAATGTGTTTAATTGTCTTAGACAAGGAAAAAGGCGAAGTAAGACGGTCCACTGAACGGCTTTAGTCGACATCATCAAAGATACAATCAATCAAGTGATCAAATAGGATCTGCTTTACTATTTCTTGATTCGAGTCAGTCAAAGCATTTTCAAGCGCTTCAATTTGCTGTTCACTGATAGTTAAAGCGAGTCGATCGAGCATTGATCGCACGTAATTAGGTTCACTATCGATACTAATTTGCGCTCGCATGCGATGGCTTAAGTCATTCCAGTTTAGGCTTAGTGTAGTCATAAAAATATCCTCTCTTTCATTCTATGGGTACTATTGCATAATTGCCAGTAATTTAGGGCCAAAAAAAAGCCCCGATTAAGGGGCTGTAAGCTTATTTAGTGGTCAATAGTAGAATGTCCCTAATATTGATCCGCCAATAGTCGCTAAACATAGGATATAGATTAATTCTAGGTAAAACCTATCCATTATATTGGTTCCTCTCTTCAATCTTTCCCCAAACGATACAAAACCGCTCAAGCCATTCACGCTGTTCAGTATTTTTAAAGTTACCGCCTATTAGTGACTCCAAAGCGCATAAATGCTCTAAATCATTTTTCTCATAAAAATTAATTAGAATATCTGCCATGTAATTATAAAGATTAAATTTACTGCTCATTCGCTAACCCTCCTAAAATTGGCTTAACGATACATTGCTGTGATATGAATTGATACGGTTTAACGGCCTTGGGGTGAATGTCATAGGCCGTTTTAGTGCTTTTCTTTATGTATGGTCTGCCATTGTGGGTAAATCTATCGCCTACATTTAAATTTTTAAATAGTATTCTCACGGTTTAACCCTCCTACAGGTTATTAATTAACTACAATAAACATCACAACCAATACTATAAATTTGGTCAGTATCAAACCCACGCGCAAGTAAAGACACAATCCTCTTACGCTCCAACGGACAACCTATAAAGCCGTGATGAGCAAACATTTTTTCAACCGCATCAGCGTCAAGGCGCAACGCATCAACGGCACTGGTTTCGATAGTTGCATTTTCTTGTGTATATTTCATTTGTTAACCCTCCTATAGGCTTAATTTATGCCAAAGCGCTAACATTTACTTTTTCGTATTTGTTAACGTATGATTTTTTGCGTGAACCGTGAATATCAATAACGATACTTGTTTTATTTTTGCCGATACCATCGCATAAACCGCAATCAATACATTTAATGCCTTTTGTATCGGATAGGCATTCAATCTCATTAGTCATAATAGGTGAATTTTCGGTTTTTACTCTGAAGGTTCGATAGCCTAAGTCACGTATTTTCTTTGCTTGTTTGGGCGTATCAGCTGATATCATGCAAAAATTAGTTAAGTCTTTATTAAACTTAAAGCCGTTTTTCTTATAGTTTAGTTGATGAGTATAGCCGGTATAATGGCTGATTTTGCAATCATTAATGACATTGGACCAAATTTCTACCGGGATTGCAGCTGGATCGCCATACGCGCCAAGTCTTAATGCGCGACCATAAAGCCAGTGTTTATTCATATTGCTAAGATATTCATAAGATCCGCGCTTATAGGCTCTATAAACTGATAATGGCATTTGGCCTAAATTAACATAGCAAGCGCCACCCAATGATTGCCGGTGAATACAAGATCCGCAGATAGATTCATCTTGTTTATTCTTACTTGCTGTTACCGGATCAATGTCGGTTCTAATAATTACAGTCTGAACCATGTTTTTTGTACCATTGTCGCCGGTTTTCCGGTTATTGCTGGATAACAATGCAATGACGGCTATTGGCGCATTATCTAGCAGGCTGTTACCTTCCCATAGAATAAGATTCTTTTTCATTGTGTAACCCTCCAAACGTGAGAAGCGTTATTGCCTCTCTATATAAGTATTATAGCAGATGAAGCCTAGCCTTCAAACCCAAATACCATATATTGCGCCTAGAAACATTACAATATTGTAATCTTGCAGCATAAAATTGGCATGAATTTTGGCATGGGATTTTAAGACAAAACGAATACTAGAACATGGGTAAAATTAAAATCGCTCAAATCGCCTTAGAATTTTTGCAATAGTTTTGCATTACATTTGTGTAATGATGACAGATTTGTAATGTAGTCAAAATCTCGACAGCAAGCGAATAAGTGACAATTAATTGACGGTATAACTAAATGGAATAAGAGAGGGGGGATGGATATCCATATCGATATATACATCACTTCCCTAAAAAAAATTAATATTCCAAAAAGCTATAAAGATCCAGGTTTTTATAACCAAACTAAAAGTTATAAGGATCCCGGTTCTTAGAACGCCTGGTTATATATGGTACCCCCACCCCCAACTTGGTAGGGCTAGTTTAATGTTAATATCCACCCCATATACCGGAGCTATTTTTGAGTTAACGGGTATGTTTCGTATACAATTCAGGTAGTTACAAGTGATTTAGTGCTTTAGCAGTACCAGATTTGGTACTACCTAGGAGTGTATTTGTAGAATTTTAGTTATAAGTGGTTGTTTTAGAAGGGATTAGAAAAGTTATTTCGTAACTAGGTGCAGCGTGATCGAGGTAGTACTGGGTTCTGAAGAGCAAAAGAACCCCAAGGGAAGACTCTTTAAAGCCTAGCCTTGGTTCCTTCTACTCTATAAGCACTTGGGCCTTCGAGCAGTTCGTCATTAACGCAATTAAACGAACTCGGCTGCCTTCTACTAGCGTGTAGTCCACCCCCTGTTCAGCCTTTCGAACTCAGATGCGCCGTGGGGAATCTTTTTGCGCTTTAAGCCTTGAGCGGTGAGTGAAGGGGTTACCTGGACATATCCTTCAAGGCCGAGATTTTGTAATCGAGTCGAATTATACATTACATCAGCGTAACCTTGCATTTTTTTTCTTGACTTTTTGAAACTTTTTACATCTTTTTTTATAATTAATTTACAAAGCCTGTTTTAGGCTATTATACTACCGCTGTCGGCCCTCCCTCTCTCAGGCTGACCGCCTTCCCTTTAGCGTTCGCTTCTGGGGAGGTGTCTATTATGGAGCGGTAATGAGTATTGATTTTAATCCTGAGTTCACAGTGGCAAACGTACTAACTATAGTGATAGCCTTAACCGTTGGATTGTCGGCTTGGAACAGTGTCGAGGGGCAAGTGTCTCAAAATCAAACAGCAATCAATGAGAGCAAGCAGTCAGTACAAAAAATAACTTCTGACCTAGCAGAATTAAAGATAGATGTGGCTTTGTTGAAACAGGACTCAGAGCATGCATCTGAAGTGATGGAAGAAATAAAAGTCAATCAAACGCACATCATCAAACTATTGAGTGAAGGATAAATCATGGCACAACCAACGATAATCGGAGCGGGTACTAATGGTTATGCTCCTACTGCTAACTCAGGATCCAACAGGGTGTTTACTTTAGCAATACCCGCAGAAGCTAAAACTATGGTTGTAACTGTAGGTATGGACAGTAATGAAGGCGGGGTAACCGTTGATTCTTTTACCTTAACTGGTGTAACTGGGGCCGTAGAAATAATGGAAATTGATATGTCTCCATCTGGCGACCCTTACAGGGCATCCAGAGCTGTTTTTTATGATTTATCAGATGCGGGAGCAGCAACAGGTACATTAACAGCATCTCTCAGTACATCTTCTACAGTAAGCAGTATGGCAGGTGTTGTTTGTACTGATGGGTTTTTAGAAAGCTTTGTAGTTACTCAAGAAAGACAATTTGACGATGGTTTAATAACTGCTCATAGCGGTAATATGGCTAATAATACTATGGTTTATATGCAAGTAAGTGAAAAAAACTTGTCTAGTTTGAGCTATGCAGGGACAGGAGTAGCAACACTTTATAATGCACAAAGCTCTGATAACGAGATGTCTGTAACAGCGGCCTCTCAAGCAACAACAGTTAGCGATCAAAAAGCAATAGCATATTCTGGAGGACCATCTGGCGGACCTGACGGAAACGATATGACTATATTATTTTCTAGCCAACCAAACCCATTCGCAGACATAAACCCTACAGGCGATATAATTTCACACGATATAATTACTAACTAACGAGGTAACAATGACTACAGCATACAATAAATCAGGCGGAAGCCCTGCCATGACTGGAACAGCTCAAGCCGATGGAGAAGATTTTGTCTTATCAACTGGATCATCTCGAACTTTCTTTACTGTGCCAGCTTTGGGTGCAAATGAAGCACTTACCCTTCAAATTAGACGGGTAGGTAGCACAGATTACATTGATGTAGGAGACATAGTTGCTGGCGGTGACACAACAGGCGTTGTTACTGCTAGGGGTGCTGGAGACTCAACCTTCCGAGTAAACAAGTCTGCTACTGGTGAAAGCGTTGCGGTATTCTTTGATTAATGATTAAACGACAAAAGAAAAGAAAGCTTACTAAGCAGCAGGAAAAGTTTGTTGATCTAATGGCTCGTGGCTATCACGAAGGCCGCGATCCAACAAAGATGACTGTAATGGACGCTTTTAGGTTAGCGGGATATGCGCCTGACAATGGTAACGCCTATCGCTTATACAAAGACCTAAAAGACATAATTAAAGAGAAGCGTGATGATCTTGTTGATGAAAATCAAGTTGCCTCGTTAGCTACCAAGATCATTGAAGACATTATGGTAAATCCAGATGTCAGACCAGAAATTCGCCTAAAGGCGGCACAAGACGTTCTGCACAGAACAGGTCATGATAAACCAAAAGAAGTTAATCTTAACCAAACAGTATCAGAGCTTTCTGATGCGGAACTTGATGAACAACTATCCGAGCTGATTGAATCATCTACAAATGTCAAACAACTTAAGCAAGGCTGAAAAAGAGAAACTCCTAAGATTAATGCAGGAGAGAGAGGAAAGGCGAAAGTTCAACGCTATCGCCCAATGGAGTCCGTATGGTTGGCAGGAAATCCTTGCAAATGCGACAAAAGAGAACAATCAGTGCCTAGCGATGGCGGGCAACCGGGTAGGAAAAACCTATACTGGCGCTAGAATTACAGCGTGTCACCTAACAGGAAAGTACCCTGACTGGTGGAAGGGTAAGAAGTTTACCAAGCCAATTAACGCTTGGGCTGCTGGTGCTAGTACGGTTACGACAAGAGACATCCTACAAAAAGAGTTGTTGGGTGATCCTGTCAACATAGATTTAAGGGGGTCTGGAGCAATACCTAAAGACTGCATTGTCGATGTAGTTAGGAAGCCTCAGATACCAAACGCAGTAGAAAGCATTGTAGTCAAGTTTCATAATGCTTTTGGCGTACACATAGGTGAGTCGGTACTATCTTTTAAGTCCTATGAGATGGGCGAAGAAAAGTTCATGGGTTCATCGTTAGACTGGGTGTGGCTAGACGAGCAACCAGCACAAAATATATATACCCAGTGTCTGACAAGGACATTGGATAAAAGGGGTTTCGTTATGATGACGTTCACTCCTGAAAGCGGCATGACTCCTGTTATTAATCAGTTTTTAAAAGACAGGAAAAAAGGTCAGTTTTTAATACAGGCAGGGTGGGACGAAGCGCCGCACCTTGATGAAGATGCAAAAGAGCAGATCCTAGCGCAGTACCTTCCTAACGAAAGGGAGATGCGAACAAAGGGTCAGCCTGTATTTGGTAGAGGCATGGTCTTTCCTTACTCGCTTGAAAAGCTGGTAGTGGAAGACTTTGATATACCTGATTCTTGGCCGAGGATATGCGGCATTGACTTTGGATTTGATCACCCTACAGCGATTGTATGGGGTGCAATTAATCCAGAAAACGGCTGTTTTTATGTGACTGACGAATACAGAGAATCTCGTCAAACCGCAGTCGAACACGCCATAGCGATAAGGGCTAGACCACATCAGCCACCTATAGCCTGGCCTCACGATGGTAATAGGACGTTTGATGGCGGTCAGTCAATGGCACAGCAGTACAGGCAGGAAGGAGTTAACTTCCTACCAGAACACTTTACAAATCCCCCTGACATATCGCAAACTAAGGGGGATATAAAGATTTCTGCTGGCATTACTGCAATGACCAGAGCAATGCAGAAAGGATTATTTAAAGTATTTCAGAGTTGTCACTTCTGGCAGCAGGAATACGGAACTTATCATTTTGGTGATAACGGCAAGATAGTAGACAAAGAAGACGATTTGATGTCTGCCACAAGATACGCATTCCAAAGCCAAAGGTTTGCACAGGCGTCTAAATCAAATAAAAGAAAGCGACCTTGGGAGACCAAGGAGACTAACAACTACAACTGGGTCACATAATGGCAGTTTCCAACAAAGACTTACTAACCGTAATTAGATCATACGAAGATAATGTATCTGACCACATGGACAGCGATGCAGCGCAAACTCGCGCTGATCTTATTGATTACTATCTTGGTGAGCGATACGGGAATGAACGTGACGGCTACTCGAAAATCGTTACCAGAGAAGTCTATCAGACTGTTGAGAATATCAAAGCCGATGTTGCCGAGCTTTTCATTGCAGACGATGAGACTGTTAGATTCGAGCCAGAAGGCCCAGAAGACGTAGAAGGCGCACAACAAGCAACCGATTACATAAGATATGTATTTTACCGTCAAAACGATGGCTTTAGCGTAATTTTAGATGCTTTAATGGACGGCCTTCTCCAGCGTCAAGGCGTTATAAAACGCTGGCGACATATGCAAGATATGGTGACTACTCACACTTTTGAGGAGGTGTCAGAAGCTGCATTTGCTATTTTAATGGCAGACCCAGAGGTAGAAATTACTGAGTTTGAAGAAGCTATTGATGAGCTTACACAGCTAAGCGTTTATAGCGGTAAGTTGTTAAGAACTAAGACTCAAAGCGAAACCAGAGTAGAAGTAATCCCTCCCGAAGAGTTTGCAATAGATAGAAATGCAGTCAGTGTAGAAGAAGCTAAGTACGTTAGACAAAGAAAGCTTGTATCTAAAAGCGACTTACTGCAAATGGGTTTTGACGCTAAAAAGATTGAAAAAGCTGCAACATCCTCTGGGTACAACGAATATGACTCTCCTGAAAAGATTGCTAGGGATTTTGATGGCGATAACTATCATGATGATGATGACAACACTATTGCTCCTGTTTACGATTTGCACGAAGTTTATATGCGGTATGATCGGGATGAAGACGACTATGACGAACTTATTAAAGTCTGCAAAGTAGGAAATGTTGTTCTTAATGTAGAAGAAGTTGATGAGATTCCTTTTGTTGTTTGGACTCCTATTCGCATCCCACACAGACTAACAGGTCTTTGTCCTGCTGATGCAGCGGCTCCATTGCAAAAGGTTAAAAGTCAGCTTTGGCGTAACCAGCTAGATAACCAGTACAACCTTAACAACGGTCGTCCTGTTATTGTAGAAGGCCAAGTAGATTTAGACTCAGTAATGAGCAGCAAGCCTGGCGCACCTTACATTGTCAAGCATCCTAATGCTATCTCATTCCCGCAACAACCTGCTTTTGGTCAGCACACATACAACATGATGGGTATTGCTGATCAGATGCTAGAGCAAAACGTAGGATCCACCGATAACTCTATTAGCCCTGACATTCTTCATGGCAACACAGCGGCGGGTGCGGTTAGCCAGGTTTTATCTAAGCGACAAGCAAGAGTTCGTTTGATAGCGAGAGAGTTTGGTGAATTTTTACGCAAAGTATTTATGGGCATTTACGAACTAGAAATTGCTCATTCAGATGACAAATCAATATTCAGGCTAGATAATAAGTTTGTAGAGGTAGACCCAAGAGATTGGCACGCAAGAAAAGACGTTACTGTTCTTGTTGGTTTAGGTAACGGATCTAAGACTGAGCAGTTATTCCACATGCAACAAACTATGGCTGCACAACAGGCTATGGTTGGAGCTGGTGGTATGGGAATTACGGTTACACCACAGCAGATTGTACAGTTGCAAGAAGATATGGTAAGACTGTATGATAAGAGCGCACATGGCAGGTACTTTACAGAGCCACCTGCTGAGTTTACAGGGCAACCTGAACCACAGCCACCATCAGCGCAAGAACAAGCTGTTATGGCTCAAATAGAGATAGAGAGAGCTAAGCTTGAGCTAGACAGGCAAGAGCTAGCTCTTAAAGAGCAAGAGTTCATGCTTAAAGTACGAGAGCATGAAGATGAGAACGAATTTAAGTTAGCGGAACTTAACTTGGAGGCCCGCAGTGAGAGAGCAGTCAAGATTGGTAACTAGTCTTGTTAGTGAGAGCGCGAATAACGACACTAAGTTAAAAGTAGCAAACGGAGCCGCAAGGCTCATTGAGGATGGCGCAGTGCAGTTTATCTTTCAGGAAATGGAAGATAATCTATACAGGGCTTTTTCTGGAGTGCAGAACCCCGAACAAGGTGAAGCTCTTTGGAGAGAGGTAAAGGTAGTTAAGGCTTTAAAAGAGAACTTGGAGTGGTATGCAAACCAACGAGAGACACTCGGAAAACAAGTCCGAGGAAGATAAAGAATATTACATCGTATCTGGTGATTTGGTTAACTGGATGCGAGGAGTAGCGTTTACTAAGTTGACGCTACAAGAGGTAGATGGGTTTACTGATGAGTTGTTTAATACACCAACTTTTCAGCAATACCTTGATTTACAAAAAACTAAACCAAAAATTATCACTTAACAAAGGATAACGGCAAAGCCGACCCTTCAAGGATATTAAAATGAGTAATGAGAACAATCTTTCGGGACTCTCTATAAACGACCCAATTACAGAAACTGCTGGAGTAGAAGCGGTGTTGGGCATGATTAACCCTGTTCAGGCAGGACAAGTTGAGAATGATTCTGTACCTGAAGCTGAGTTAGAGGAAGACTTTGTAGAAGAGTCTGTCGATGACGAAGTGGAAGAAACACTCGATCAAACTGAAGACGATGAGTTGGAAGAGAGTGATGAGCCAGAAATGTCTGGTGACATCGAGCTTGACGACAGCGAATACGATTATTTAGTTTCTGCCAAAGAGTTCTTGAATGAGAACGGTCTTGATGATATTGAAAAAATCAAGAGCGGCATACTGATGCAGGGTGATTATACTCGTAAGACTCAGGCGTTATCTGACGAGCGAAAAGCATTTGAGGCAGAGCGAAACACATCTCTTGAAGAAACAGCAAGGCTGTTAGAGGTGGCTCAAGCAATGGTATACGGTCAGCGACCAACCCATACAACTCAAGAGCTTTTAGCGTTAAAAGAGTCAGATCCCTATGCTTATGAACAGGCTTTAGAAGCAAAGGTTCTTTACGAACAAAAGGAATCTGAAATAAACAGCGTAGCTAGTAAAGTAGCCGAGCAATACCAAGCACAACAAGCAGAGCAGTTACAGGCTCAATCAGCGCAACAGGCAGAATTGTTAATTCAATTAGAGCCTGGGTTTGCAGACCAGAAGGTTGCAACTGAAAAGGTAGGCGTGATGACTGAGTATTTTAAAAGCATTGGGGGTGACCCTGAGATGCTTAATACTGTAAATGACGCTATTGTGTTAAAGGTGTTACACGATGCTGCAATGGCTAGTACAGCTCAAAAACAGGTTGCTGAAAGTAAAGCTCCTAAGAAGAAGACTTCTAAAACTGTTATAAGAAAAGGAACGTCAAAGAGTCGTGCGGAAAAACAGGCTGCGGCAAAGAAAGCTAAAAGACAACAAGCTGTCCAAAGGGATGGTTCTATTAGCCAACAAGCTGCCGTAGATTTAATTCTCGATTCTTTTAAATAGGCAAATTATCATGGCTACAATCTCAAACTCCGTTTCTGCTGCACAATTAGGCACAGATAACAACATACGCGAAGATTTAGGTAACGTAATCTTCAACGTATCTCCTTTTCAAACCCCTTTTACTTCTGGTATCGCTACCAGCTCAGTAACTAATGACAACCATGAGTGGCTGACTGACAGCTTTGCTGCCGCAGTTAACAACAACGAAAATGTTGAAGCTCCTGAAACTATCACAGCGACAGTAGACACTCGTACTCGAAAATTTAACAACGTACAGATTGCACAAAAATCTGTAATTGTTACACAAAAAGCTGAGTTCTTTGATCGTGCTGGCGTTCCTGGAAAGGAAATGGCTTATCAGTTAGTTAAAGTTGGTAAAGAACTTCAAATGGACGTAGAGTCTCAAACTCTTAGCTTGCACACAGAAAAACGTGCAGGTACATCTTCTACTGCTGGTCGATCAGCTAGCTTCCCATCTTGGATCTTAGCTAACCAATCAGTTGGTGGTGGTGCAGGTGCAGCTAACTCTGCTTCTACTGGCTCTACTGGCCCTACTCCTGGTACTAACCGAACATTGACAACTGCTATTCTTGACGGTGTTCTTGACGGTATCTGGGAAAACTCTGGTGATTTTGCAAACTTGAAAATAATGGCTTCTGCGGCTGTTGTTGCTAAAATCCGAAGTGAAGTAGATGGCATGGCTGACAACGTAAACTCTGATCCAGCGACTGGTGAGATTTACGGTCGAGTTGCTGTTTATGTTTCTCAGTTTGGCCCTGTTGCTGTTGTTCCTAACAAGCACATGCCAGCTAACACTATTTATTGTGTAAACATGGACACTTGGGGTCTTGGCGTAGCTGGTGGTCAGAAAATCCATACCACTGACATTGCTACTCAAACTTCAGCAGAACAAAAATTGTTACAATGCTACTACTCTTTGGAAGCTCGTTCTGAAGAAGCAAACGGCGGCATCTACGCAATTACTGCTTAATAGTAAGAAAAAGGACGGGGAGCTTCGGCTCCCTTTTCCTGTAACTAGGGGTTTATTATGAAAATGAAAACACCAAGTCGTAAAACTAAAAAGAAAAATAAAAACACTAAAGCTCTTCCGAAGCGTGGAGGACGCGCAGCTACTAACAAAAAGAAAAGAACATATTGATTAAAAATCAAAGCGTAAGTAAGTTATGGTTAAAGTTAAAAGAAAGTCAAAAGTAAACGAGGCTGGAAACTATACTAAGCCTACTATGCGTAAAAGGCTTTTTGAAAAAATTAAAGCAGGATCAAAAGGAGGCAAACCTGGTCAATGGTCTGCTAGAAAAGCTCAAATGCTTGCTAAAGAATATAAAGCTAAAGGTGGAGGCTATAGATCATGAAAGGTGTTAATCATTACACTAAAGATGGTAAGAAACACACTGGCGGCACTCACAAAATGTCAGATGGCACTTTGCACTCAGGCAAAAGTCATTCTAAGTCTAGCGTTAAGTTGTTCCATTATGGCGATTTAAGCAAGACCGCAAAAGCAAAAGCAAGAAAGTCATGGCGTTAAAGAAATCACAAAAGTCCTTAAAGAAATGGACTAAGCAAAAATGGAGAACAAAGTCAGGTAAGAAATCGTCTGAAACAGGCGAAAGATACTTACCTTCATCTGTTATCGAAAGACTTACTTCAGCAGAGTATGCTGCAACCACAAGAAAGAAAAGAAAAGATACAAAGGCGGGTAAACAGCATTCAAAGCAACCAAAGCGGATAGCTAAGAAAACTGCAAAGATGAGAAAGTAATGGCTAAAGTTAGAATAAAGCGTAAAACAGATCCTCGACTTGCAAGAGCCGGGGTTTCTGGTTACAACAAGCCTAAAAGAACACCTAATCATCCCACTAAGTCACACATTGTAGTGGCAAAGTCAGGTGATCAGATCAAGACAATACGTTTTGGTCAGCAAGGAGCAAAGACTGCTGGTAAGCCTAAAAAGGGTGAGTCAGAAGCAATGAGAAAGAAACGAGCGTCATTTAAGGCTCGTCACCGTAAGAATATAGCCAAAGGTCCTATGTCAGCGGCTTACTGGGCTAACAAAGTTAAGTGGTAGGAGAGAGAATGTCTAAGATTTATGAAGAAAAACTAAATGGAATAAAAGAAAACGTCCATTACGATGAAGGAACTATTTATACGCATCATCAGCAAGACATTACAAAACTACTAGAAGACAACAAAAGAAAGCGTAACGCAACAAACGACTGGATTAAATACGACCCTAAAAAAGACTACCATCAAGTTTTAGATTTATCTATGACTGATGTTATGAGAATAAAGTCAGAGCATGGCGTAGATATTTTAGGACAAAATGTAGACTGGAAGTATGTGTTCAAGCTAATAGAAACACATTACCCATATATGAAAACAACAACAGCGAGACTGTAATGGGATTAACAGCAAATATAACAGATTTTAAAGAAGCTCTTAAAGATTGGTTAAATAGGCCAGATTTGCCTGATAGTGTTATAACTGATGTAATGACATTAGCAAATGGAGAGATGCAGAGAAAGCTAAACACAAGAAATCAAATGGAAGTAGAAGAAAAAACTATTTCAGCTTCTGAAGCTACAGCTCAAAATTTTTACTATCCTGGCGGTGCTGATGGGATTATATCAATAACTGATTCAAAAGGTAAAAAATTAAAGCCTGTCACTTTTGCTGAGTATAAATTGTATGCAGAAAATTCTGGAGAAGAAGCTTCAGTATTTGCAGGTGCTGGCAATGAAATATACATTGGCCCTAAGATAGCTGCTGATGACGTTTTTACAATACAATTTAAAAACGAAGATTCAACCATACCTACAAATTATCAAGGTTCTGGAGTTATTTCGGCATACAACCCACTTCTTATGGGATCGCTGATGTACGCATATATGTACTTAAAAGATGATAATAGAGTTGCCCTGTATAGAGAAAAGTTTGAAGATGCAATACAAGACATGAATAATCAGTCTACCAGAACTTTAGGTTTAGGAAGAATAAAAGATGACAGTATTACTCAGTTTGGAGGGCCACTAGCGTGAGTTCACAAATAGTTGAAACAAACCCAACGTCAGGCTCAGCTACAACGTCTAGCGTTAGAGATAACTTTGCAGCAGCTAAAAAAGAAATTAATGATCTGCAAAAAATGTCAACAATGTTTAGCAGAACAGCGGGTTCTGGAAGCGCTTATACAGCATCTTTTACAGATCAGTTTGAAACAAATGCTTTGGTTGATGGAGCTAGAATAACTGTAGAGATACATACAATTAGTACATCTACAACACCTACATTAACTGTTACTGCTGGAGGCACAGACACAGGCGCTAAAACAATAGTAAAAGCAGGGTCAGCAGGTGGATCTGCATTGGTAGCAGGAGACTTAAAAGAAGATGCTATTATAGATTTAGTTTACGTTGCGTCAGGCGGTGGCGGAATTACAGATAAATGGGTATGGTTAAATTGTGCATCTGAATCGGCTAACTTAATATCCCCTTCTTTAACTTCAGCTACTATTGCATCAGGTGCAATATCTGGTAACTTTTCTGGCACACCTAATTTTACTGGCGCACCAACATCTACAACAGCAGCGGCAGGCACAAACACAACGCAAATAGCTACAACTGCATTTGCATTAGCTAATAATGGTGTGCAGGTTGCAGGGCAGTTTAGATTAAACGCAACAATTAGTGGTTTATCTTCAAGTCCAAACATAATTGGCGCAGGCTCAGGAACAGGAACTTTTGTAGAAGCAACTCAAACTTATACTAGAATAGGATCAGCAATTACAAACACAAGTGGAGTTTTTACTTTTCCTGAAACGGGGATATATTTAGTCGTA